TAAACAAGATACTTTTTAAAACCGTCAACAGTTGAATCTAGACTGAGACGTCTTACTGTGTCATCGTATGACTTTTGAAGTGTCCCCAAATCTGTATATTCTGTGTAATCAGGAATAGCTGCTCCTTTATAAGATCGTCTAAGAATATCGAATCTAAACAGCAGTTCTCTCTTCTTTACAGATTCCTGTTCATCGTTAAGAGTCGTATGTGTTACATCTCGTATAGGAACATTTCCATTCTTATATGTGGTCTGACTAACACCTCCCTTCTCTATATCCGAAAGGCTAGGAGGCATCCCTGTAGATGTATCAGGGGTTTTAGGAGCTGGAGCCGAAGTAGCCTTCTGTTCATCTATCTCTTCTTTCTTTCCCTTTAGAAGTTCCTCCAGTCTTTTAGAAGAATCGGACTCCTTCTCCTTGATAACATCCTTCTCTTTATCCCGGTCATTACGGGTTTCACTGTCTCTCTCTTTGTCCCGATCTCTCTCTTTGTCCCGGTCTCTCTCTTTGATACGGACATCTCGAGGCTCTTTATCGCGATCATCCCGCCGACGTCGTCTGCTATAACTTTTACGACCTCCAGTTCGCGTCCTTGTACGAGGTCTTTCGCGATCTTTAGAGTCGTTCCTTTTCTCATCTTTATTTTTTCTTTTTTCGGTATCTCTCTGTTCCTCATTCTTTCTCTTATCTCTCTCTCTTTTTTCGATTTCTCTCTGCTCTTCATCGTGAGATTCCATCTCTTTCATATACCGGTCGGTATCCTTTTTATCATCATAATTTGTGAAGTCCAGAAGCTTTTTCTCAGTCGACCGTTTGGGAAGTTTCTCCTTTTTCTCTTTCTTCTCATCCTCTTTTTTCTCGTCTTCAAACTGTATATCCACGGTTTTAGTTTCCGATTTAGTCTCTACAACTGGAGGTTGCGAGTCCATACGATTTACTTTTGGGATATACTCTTTATTTCTCAATTCCGGCTTAATTTTTTGTTTGTTTTCTAACAGTTCCAGATACAATACAGGCATTGGAGGAAATTTTGCAGGTATATCTTCCGGGATATAATCCAGAGGGATCTTTACAACACGCAATCTGCTGCGTTCTTTCTTTGGTGGCATACCTCTGTAATTATTTAATAGATGAGTATCTTAACCCGTTTATACACGATTTCTCTGAAATAAAAAAACTAATGAAGTACAAAACTTTAACGATAGAAAAATGATTTAATACCTATACACTTAAGATTAATCATCCACCCAAGAATGTCGATTCAGGAACTCTGTAAAAACGCTGACACTCTAGACGAGATAGAATATACTAAATTACTCAACGATCTATGTGATAACTACTACAATAAGACTCCTATTGTAAGTGATGAAGTATATGATTCTTTGGTTGACGTGTTTGAGAAAACGTTTAAGAAGTACTCCAAAGTTGGTGCTCCTGTTGGAAGTCAGTTAAAAAGAGTCCTTCCGAAATGGATGGGAAGTCTAAACAAGATTACAGATCGTAAATCTCTTGAACTGTGGAAAGAGAAATATAAGGGACCTTATGTACTGAGTGATAAGATTGATGGAATTTCTAATCTTCACAATAAGAATGAGTTAAGTACAAGAGGAAACGGTAAGGTTGGAACAGACATCTCTCATATCCTCCCTTATCTTAAACTTCCAAAGATTGGAAATGTATGTGTGCGGTCGGAGATTTACATGCCAAAAGATAAATTTAACAGTAAATATAAAGATGAGGCTGCCAATGCCAGAAATATGACAGCTGGACTTCTGAACCGAATCCATGCTGATCCGAAAATATTATCAGATTTAGAAGTACTCGCGTATGAGTACGATGACAGTATCAAACCCATCAAACAGTCTCTTCAACTTGATAAACTTGAAGAAAAAGGATATAATGTAGTATATAATGAAATCGTTGACGATCCTGATCTATTAACTGTTGAATATCTTAAAGAACTTCTTATTCGTAGAAAAGAGGAAGCCAATTATGAGATCGATGGTATTGTTATCACAAATGATAAAGGATATAAACCGATTGATGGTGAGAATCCTAAACACGCGGTCGCATTTAAGATGGAGGGTGAATGTGTTCTTACTACGGTCCAGGAGGTTCAATGGAACACATCTAAACATGGACTTCTCAAACCCAGAGTACGCATCGATCCAGTAACTCTTAGTGGAGCAACTATTACATGGTGCACAGGATTTAATGCTAAATTTATTATCGATAATCTGGTCGGTCAGGGAGCAGTAGTTGAGGTTACAAGAAGTGGAGATGTTATCCCTTATATTAAGGAGGTAGTTGAACCAGCTGAGAAAGCAGATATGCCATCTGAAGATTACGAATGGACTCAAAAGAAATACATGGTAAAGGAAGATGAACTTGGAGAATATTGTTTGCCCTCAAAGGATGATATGAGTATCGAAACACACGGTGACGAAGAGTATCATGTCTGGTATAGTGATTCAGCTGTTGATATCCGAATTAAGGGGGAGAATGATGAGATGAAAATAAAGAAACTTATTGCATTCTTTAGTAAACTGGAAGCTAAGTTTGTTGGAGAATCATCTCTCACTAAACTATACGAGGCCGGATATCATAATCTAAGTGATATCTTCAAACTGAAGGTGAGTGATATTATGAAGATTGACGGATTCAAAAGTAAAGGCGCTACAAGACTATTCGAAGCAATTAATAGTTCAATCACAAATGTTCCTCTGGCGAAAGTAGCCGCTGCGAGTGGAGTTATGGGAGTTGGAATCGGAGAGAAGAAGTTTCAGCTTGTAGTAGACAAACATCCAGACATTCTTAATATGAACATCTCCCTGTCAGAGATGACGGACCTTATCAAGAGAGTTGGTGGATTCAAAACTCTCGCGGTACACTTTGCATCTAAACTTCCTGATATGAGAAAGTTCTTACAGGATCACCCAGAGATAACACTAAAACATAGAGTATACGAAATAGAATTTGAAACCGATTCCGAGGACGAGGGAATCGAGAAAGAGAACCATCCTCTCAAAGGTAAGAATATTGTGTTTACTGGATTCCGTAGTAAGGAAGCAGAAGAGAAGATTAAAGATTGGGGAGGTAAAGTAACTACTTCTGTTTCGGGAAAGACTAATCTTCTTGTTGTCGCTAAAAGATACAGTAGTAATTCGAAAGAGATTAAAGCCGATCAGCTAGGAATCGAAGTTATTACTGGTGAAGAGTTCGATAAACGATACATGTAATATCATCGACATGTCAATAAATTTGTATATAATATTATATACAAATTACAGAGTCTTTCTCATCAGATACCCATCTACTGTATCATAATACTTATCAACCTTTTCTACAATCTCAAACCCGGATTTTAGGTAAAGTTTTTTAGCAATCTCATTATCAACCCTTACATGAAGATCTACACACTTCCAGTTTACAGATTTAATATTATCGAGAGCTGTATCCATTAGAAGTTTACCATATCCTTTTCCTCTATACTCACTAATGATAGCAAAAGACATAATAGATTGTCTCGCTACACAACAGTATCCAACAACTACTGAATTAGCCATCAATACAAAACTACAGTGCTCTGATAAGATCTCTTCCCACAGATCCATGGGATAGTTCTCTGGAAGAACAAATTCGTTAATCTTCTTTATCTCATGACGATGTTTTCTCTTTGCTGGAAGAATCCGAATTTTCTCTTTCTTAGCGGTTAAACTCATATCTTATATACAATAGATATTTCAGTGTTAAACATTGTTTATCTTTCGTGTTTTATCTTTTTTATGTTTTGGGTAATAATAAAATGATTTTTGATAGTTAAAGATTAGAATCCCTTTAAGTATCTAAATCACTGGGATGATTTCGACAATGAATAGTCACGAGCTTGATTGTGATAAAAAGTTGTTGAATAAACCTGGTGTAGAGGCTATTCCCGAATTTTCAGATATCAAAATTTCAACTCAAACTATCATCGCTGTAAGCAATCTTGTATTCGATCTTAATCTATTATACAATTATCTCCCTGTCACTGAATACACAGTTGTAAAAAGAAAACGAGGTCGTAAGAAGAAAGTCGAGATTGTAGACCCTAATAAGAACATTCCAGTAGGATCTATTATCTCCGTCCAGAATAAGACTAATGTACGAGGAGCAGTTCTTAAGAAGAAAAAAGAGAGTAAAACGTATTTCTTAAACTCTGTTACAGTTATTGTGACTCTAGAGGATGATAAAATGATCAACGTAAAGGTGAGTAAATATGGTAAATTCCAGATTACCGGGTGCAAAAAAAAAGAACACTTCATCAACTGTATTCGTTATATATTCGCAAACGTTAAGAAAGCTGAAAGCTACATTGGGGAAAAAATCTATACGATGAAAAATAATGAAGCAGAGCCTCGTATGGTGTTTAATATTGTTATGAAAAATATAGATTTCAAAGTCGGGTTCTCTATTCAGAGAGACAAATTAGACACGTTCATGAGTATGAACACCGACTTCACATCTCATTATGAAGGAAGTATCACCACGGGAGTTAATATCAAACTCCAATCTGAACATCCATACGAACCAAATCTAAATCAACTGATTATCAAAACCGATTCTGAATATGAGATTGTATCAGTCCCTTATTCAGAGTACCTTAGCTTTCTTGACGAGAAAGAACTTAAGAAAGAGATGAAGAAGGTGAAATTTCATACATTCCTGGTTTTCTGTTCAGGTTCGATTATCCAGTCAGGATCTGGTCCTGATATGGAGAAGGTTTACAAGAAGTTCATGAAAACCCTCCTCGGAAATAGAAAACAGTTCGAGGAGAAGCTTCTAGACGACTAAAAGGACCGAGGGACCCGAGATGACGAGGAGGAGAAAAAATGATTTTACCGTATATTAAGAATAAAATAACACCTTATCGCTACACAGTTCTTATCATGAATCTTTATTATCCTCTTACTGTTTCGGAAGCGAGAGAATTGATTGAAGCAGGAGCGGATGTGAATGAGAGAGACGATTTCGGCGAAACTCCTCTTCATTCACGAAGGGACGAAGGGTTTGTGAAACTGTTGATTGAATCGGGAGCAGATGTGACCATAAAAAACATATACCTCAATACTCCTCTTCATTTTCAAGACAATGAGGGAGTTGTGAGACTATTAATTAAAGCAGGAGCAGATGTGAATGCGAGAAATATTTACGGAAATACACCTCTTCATTATCGAAGGGACGAAGGAGTTGTGAGATTGCTAATCGAGTTCGGTGCCGATGTGAACGCTCGAGACGAAGAAGGTATGACACCTATTGAATATTTTTCGGTAGTGAAAAGAGTGGTTGAGACTATGGCTAGTGAGAAGATTACAAGGTTCATTCGTAACTGCAAGTGGTTGAGACTGTATAAACTCACTCGAACTTTCGCGTTCAATAAATGGTACTGTGGAGAGGAGGACGGTAACGGAGGAGGGACTGGGAGAAAGGTGGATCATAAACGGATTATGGACACTTTTGTGATGTAGGACGAATGAAATGGGTGTCGAATAACGAAAAGAGAAATAGACCCTGAATATACAAAAAATGATTTTAAATACAGGTATTTAAAATCACCTTATCACACACGATCATTTATCAAATGTCTCTTTTCACCCCTCTTACCGTTTCGGAAGCGAAAGAATTGATTGAAGCAGGAGCGGATGTGAACGAGATAGACGATTTCGGTGATGCTCCTCTTCACCTTCAAAAAGGTGAGGGAATTACGAGATTGCTGATCGAGTCTGGAGCGGATGTGAACATAAAAAACAATTTGAGTAATACACCTCTTCATTTTCAAAAAGATGAGAGAGTTGTGAGATTGCTGATCGAGTCTGGAGCGGATGTGAACTCAAGAAACAAATATGATTATACACCTCTTCATTATCAAAAAGATGAAGGATCTGTAAGACTATTGATTGAAGCGGGGGCAGACGTGAGCGCGAGAAACTATTATAACGAAACTCCTCTTGTATATAATCCGATTGTAAAGAAAGTGGTGGATGATATGGCAAGTGAGAAGATTACCCGATTCATTCGTAACTGTAAGTGGTTTAGACTACACAAGCTTACTCGAACATTCGCATTCAATAAGTGGTACTGTGGAGAAGAGGATGGTAATGGAGGAGGAACTGGAAGAAAGGTGGATCACAAGCGGATCATGGAAATGAAGTGGATACGATGACTAAAACGAAGAGAAACCAAATGACCCTCGGT